TCTCCACTATTTTTATTGATTACGCTAGTTTTCATATTCTAACCTCCTAAAATTCTACGTTGTAGAGTGAATGAGACTCAGGTAATGAAATTTCTAATCCGGCTTCGGTTAGAATCATATCTTTCCGTCCATCAACATTGTTATTCTGGACGTTAGTGACAATGTGAGTGTCTCTTGAGACACCATTGCCAGATAATGGACGATACTTAACATTTGCTAAATCAATAGCAACTGCCATATTCTCGTCTTGGTTACGAAACAGAGGTTCTGCAACAAAGTGCAGGTTACCAAACAAGGTGTTTACTCTCGTGACCATATGTCCGAAAGAACCTTGAATGTTTTGAACATCCATTTTGAACTGTGCAGTCCCAACGGTGTTGTTCAAAAACGAACCTGTTCCCAATTTGTTCAACCAAGCAAGTACTTTACGTGAGCAAAGAACTAACTTGTCGCCGCTATTACCAGATTCTGGAGCGAAAAAAGTCTCCATTGAATCAATAAAGCTGTCATAGTCAGAACTAGCATATGTGTAATTAAAAATATTACCATACTGTTCAGTATAGGGTACAATACCCCAACTATAACGAACTGGACCGGCGGCGGCGGCTTCATCAGAAGCCCCAACACCGTAAAGCATAGCGTGCTCGATGTCCATTTTGTGTTCCATTAACTTATCTGACCACACCCGACGGTACTCGTCAGGTCTGCCACGATAACGTGTTGCCAAAGCAGTTCCACTAAAGAGCTGGATTCCTGTCTTAAAAATCTGACAGTATCCTTCTCTTGAGTAAAGCTCGTCTTTCCATCCATCAGGGTCGAGGCTACCTTCAGCCCAAGCACTACCAATAACTTGTCCTAATTTATCTGCGGCAATAGCCCCAGATGCTTCAAGACAGGTACAAGTAATCTCGGAAAAAGTAGCGGCTGTACCTGCGGCATATGTAGCTGATTCGCCGTCACCGACGGAATCAACAGTCTTAATACGCATAGCTTTACCAGCTAGGCGAATTACTTGACCTATTACAAAATACTGAGGTGCGGCGTTCTTACCTGTTGCGGATTCTACTCCGTATTTGTCGTACCCACAAACCACTTTAAGAGATGCTGTATCAGCACCCTTAGCAATGTTACTTGCTATAGCGGTTTTAAGGCTAAAGTTACGACGTTGCCATTGATGACGCTGTTCAAGGAACTTGAATACTGGGTCGTCAGTAGCTGTCTTCGCAACTTTTGACAGATAAACGAAAAACGGACTTTGCTGTGGAGCTAACTCGGATACTCTCTCACCAAAATTAAAAATTCGGCGGGAGTCGTTAATACTAACTTGGTCTAAAGACCCTTTAGCATTTCCTGTGCTTAAACTATAAGCATTTGCCATAGCTATTTACTCCTCTACGTCCAAGGGTTTCGATTATTGTAATCTGTAAGCATAGAGTCCATAACATTGTCTTCAGGTCTCCCTACAGCGTTCTTATTACTACTGGGCAATACCCCCATTGGAGACGGTACCTGTTGAGCACGTTTCATTTGGTCAAAGTTATCCGTTGACGGAGTTTGACTATTCGCTCTCTCTACAGGTTGTCCCTGAGTTGGTTGCCCACCATTTTTCAAACGGTATAGCTGAAAAAGATTGTCGAGATTAACACTATCTGGTGACTCCATAACCCTAACAAAATCAGTTATCTCTTCTGGAGATGCCTGATATTTTTGCGTCAAAGTATCTCGTACACCACTCATATTACTCTCATACTGTTCTTTCTCTGATTGCTGACGAAGAATATTCTCTCTTTCATCTCGCATTTTAGCCCTTTCCTCATTCATCACTGCGGCATTGTAATCATTATGGAGTCGGTTATATTCGTCCATATTATCACGCCAAGCATCAACATCATTAAGGTGTCGGGCTGAATTACTGCCAGAATCGGACCAAGCCTCTTCTCTGTTAAACCCTGTCGGTTGACGAGGCTTCTCAGGTGGAGGGGGAAATCCTTCTATGTCATCTGTCTGTGCTTCTTGTACAGACGCAACCTGTTGCTGAGGGGCTTGTTGAATTTGAGCCTTTAACTGCTCATTCTCATTACGAGCCTTATCTGCTTCAGATTGCCAGTATTGATACCTCACGGTATCATTATCAGGCTGGGCTTCTTCTGTTGCTACTTGTTGAGTCTGAGGTCCGGGTTTCTGTTCCGGTTCGTCTGCCAACTGAGCTCTAAAAAAATCGCCAACTTGATTATCCTGACTAAAAATGTCATCAGGAGTTAACTCTTCGGGTGCTGAAATATCCGCAACCGGCATTTCTGCTGGATTCGGGGTAACTTCTGGCTCTACCATCTTCGAGTTCCTTTTTTTGTCCTTACCATTCGCACAATGGGTAAAGGTTGTTAATTGGACTCACGGGAAGCCTCTTCTTTGACCCCCGCCTTTACTTGTCCTAGTGCATCATCAAGGCGTTTCTCGAACAACTTGCCAGACATTTTAGACTGGGTTGAAGTTTTGTCGAGGTCTGCTTTGAATTTTTCTAATTCAGCTTTCTGTTTCAAGTGATAGTTTTCACGTTCTCTTGTCTGCAAATCGCCTTCTAATTCTTTAATCTGCTCTTCCATTTGTTTAGTTTGAGCCTGAAGCTGTCCCACAGTGTCTGTCCTTTGAAGAACACCTTCCACATCGAAGACTTCTGTCTTTTTAAGAACTTCAGTTTTGTCAATAATACCTTTTTCATAAGCATCCATATACATTTCTAGTTGAGCAAATCTGTTAGTCGGTAGCGTACTACCAGTAACAACAACAACATCATAAGTACCTCTTGATATGTCGTTCATTACATTTGTAACGCCTGTCTTGTCGTCGTACATTTTCTTGTTGATAGCGTATTCACTTAACGAATTATTAGGTTGTACTAGTCTAACAACCTTCTCGGCTTGATATAGTTGTTGCATAAGCGGAATAGCACATTTAGCCATTCTAACTAGCCCCGTCTCTATATCCTGTAACTTGGACTTTATCTTTCGTTGACCAAATTCATCAAGTGCGACTGTAGCTTTATATGTATCTGGTGCGGCTTGTGAATTACCTTGCATCATTTCATACAATCCTAGTTGATGGTCAATATCCTGCTTAGCCATTTGCTCATTTTGATACAAAGAATTAGGCAATGGAGTTGGTTGTATTGGCTGTGGAGCCCCATTATCCATATCTACCTCAATGGCAACACCGGGTTGTGCCCATCTTTGTTCAAAATCTTGCATATCTACCGAACCAGACGGTATTAAAATCTTTGTATTTGTGCTAGTAGTAGCGTGTGCTATTATCAGAGACCGTGTCTTGTTTATATATTCCTGCATATCTTTGACCATTCGTACGTCGCTCACTGGGTAGGGCGTTCGATTGTGAATGTTCATAAAGAACACGATGGGATAATGGTCAATAGGAAGGATACGAGAGTATAAGTAGGAATCACCCATTATTACACACATCTTTATCCGTTGTACAGGTACCGACACGGTCTCGATAATATCTTGTTCTACTAAATCCTGATATGTCAGTTTTTCTATTACTGGCGGTGGAGGAGCGTCCTGCTCTTGCATCTGGGCTTCTTGTGCCGCTTTTTGCCATTCTTCCTGTACCTGTTGTATAATACCACTAGCTTTCTTCGGGTCAGAGATTATCTGACCATTTACACTAATAGCAGGTCTTTCTAGGAATTCTGGCATATCCTCAGCTAAAAGGACTTCTTCCTTACCATCTAAATTATTTTTTACGTGAAATCTCTTAACCCATATCTTGTAGTAACGCTCGTAACCTCTGATATATTCGGAGTTCTCGCCCCAACTTGCATCAGTTTTAGTAGCTGTATCTTCAGGGAATATTACCCCTTTAGTATCAACTCTTGATGTTGTTGGTCTATCTGTATGTAAATCGCTCTGGGCATTTTTGATTGCATCCTCATACATAGGATACATAGACATTGCTTGTTCTTTAGTGAAGAGCCTAGAGATAACAATGTTCTCTGCGTCATCACATAAGCGGTCCCTAGAGTTAGGGTCTATATAAACATCTAATGGGTCTACATCTCTTACGCAGACCTCTCCTCTACCATAATCTTTCAAGGGGTCAATATAAACCATCATAGTCCCCATACCCATAGTATAGTAGTCATCTATGCAGTTGCGGAGTGCCTGAGTCCCGTCGGAGATGTACCACATATATTCCAGTAATCCATTAAAGACTTGTGCAACTTGGTTGTCACTGTCTTCTCTGGGGGATACTCGGAATTGGGGTCTCCCTGTTGTTAGCATAGCCTTTGCGGCTTCTACAGCAGGGTGGATACGGTTAACTACAAGAGGTGCTTGACCCCTCTCAAGTAGGATTCTTGTTTGTTCTGCTGTCCACTGTCTCCCCAATCGAAACTCGGAATCTTCCTGAGCGTGTTGTGCCCAAGTATCTCGTTTTTCTGAATAGGACTTCCAAATCTTCTGGGTGTCCTCAACCATTGTAGGAGAAACATCTGTTTCTTTCTCTACGTACGCCATCTTCGGAACTTACAGCTTATTGTGTGAGCCAGTCAAGAACTTTTCTCTTCTTTTTTGGCATATCTGGGTTAAAATCTTTTACACGACATTGTTTAGCTCCATCTAGTGCATAATATATAGCATCTAGGCAATCATCGTGCTTTCCTTTTGGATAAGATAGAAACTCTTGCTGTGGAACTAAATCTTGGCTTCTAAAAAAGAACTCCCCCCTAGCTAAAGGAGCTACAAGGCTCATCAGCCTCTCACTCTTTCTAGACCTAGGTTTAATCCCTTTCTCTAATCCGGGTATATACATTCCTTTTTCCATCATAATCTTCCTTACACTAGCACGTAACGCTTCCTGATACCCAGTTGTTTCAATTTTCATCCTCTTCGGACGATACCTTTTATATATCTCGATAATTTTATCAGGTTGGAATGCAGGATTGATTTTATCCCTGAATATATCCACAATATACTTATTCCCAGCATTGTCAAGAGCAATAGTAGCAATAACAAAAAAGTCCGACCGAGCAGATAGACTACTAGCAGGGTCAATGCCACAATAGACTTCCACAGGTTTTTGCTCTTCCGAACCATCAATAACCCTAACGAGACAATTTTGCCCATTAATACGTTTATAATGGTATTGGTGTAATCTAATATACTCTGGCTTAAACGGTGCATTGTCCGGTGATTGTGCTTCATTCATATACTCCTGATAAAATCCATTTAGGTTTCCTACCGACTCAAACTCTGCTTTTATAGCGTGAATACGACTCATAGGGAATCTTTCAACCCATATACTGTCGCCATCGTCATTCGTTATAGCAAACCATAAGACTTTCCAAGCCGGAGAGTCCTTAGCCCAATATAGGAAACAGTCTTCTGATATAACTGTACCAATCATTACAATCCTACCTTCGTCAGAAAGAGATGGTATGACTGCTTCTGTTATCCATTTCCTGTTCTTAGCCCTAGCTTCAGGTGTAGCGGCGTTTAGCTCTGATTCATAGTCATCTACAATAATGAGATTAGGACGAGTATCACCCTCAATAAACCCACGAACACGCTGACCAGTACCAACAGCAATAATCCTCGTTCCATTAGCGAGTACAATGTCATTGTTAGTCCACCTTTTTGCAGTGTTTGGTCCCATATCGCCAAACATTTCTATAAAATTCTTAGAATTAACTAAGTGATGCTTAATACGGGATAAGAAGTTTATACTCTGGCTTTGACTCTCAGATATAATAACTATAAAAAGGTCTTTATCAGACGGCTTGAAAGCGGCTCGATGAAGGGGCAGTATCAAGGAGGTCACTGTGCTTTTAGCCGTTCCACGAGGGGCGGCTATAAGAAGCCTCTTAACAAGACCGTCTGATAAGTTTTTATAGATATCGTGGTGAAATGGGGGAACTGCCTTGTTTATGGCAGTAGGGAACATAGTCTTGCCGAAAAGACCTATATTGTCACGAAGTTTCCTTAGTGCTTTCTTTGCGGCGTACCGTTGTTCGTAGTCGTCAACTACCAGAACTTGTTCCATAACTTCACCATCCAGTCCTTTCCGTTTAATTTGAATAAGTCGTCTCTATCGGTAATCCATTGCTTATCCTTCTCAACAGGGTCAGCATATGGGAACAGGATTTTCCTAGCCTGTCTCCAAGGTACTTGCTGATTTTGGGGAGTTCTACTTAAATCACTCTTCATTCTTGTCCCAAAACCCCTTTACCCAGAGTTCACTATTTATAATAACGAGTACCGCTACGGCTAATAAACATAGTTCAATCATTTATCTAACTTCCTTTCTATCCTAGCTAATCTAACTGTTATGCTAATAAAGAATAATAGCATAAATAGTAAGTATACTTCCCAAGCTGGGAAGTATTCAGGCTCCAGTAGAGTTTTTATCCACATCATCCCTTGTCTCCTTTACTGGTTGCTCCACCTTACGGGTCGCAATCAGCTTTTCTTCTTCTTGATTTATGTTATCAATCAGTTTACGGGTCTGTACAGCCTCTAATCGCTCGGTAGTAACCACAGTATCTTTGTCTTTCATACCGTGAATCTCCATACCATCATTAACAAAACCCCTGATTGAGTTAACATCTTTCTTTTCCTTAGCCATATCAATGCCTTCATTCATTAAATCAATGAAAAAATTGGCATCCATCATTCTATCGGTTAAAAGTTTCTGTGCTTCGTCTCTTTTCATAGTCTTAAAACTCTCTGTTCTCATATGCCGTCTTAACTTACGGCGTTTCCCAGTAGAAACTGGACCAAATACTTGGTCTATAGCTATATCTCTGTCTTCCGTGAGTGCCGCCCACATAGCTAAAGCCTTATATGGCTCTGTATTTACTGCTACATCCAGCCACTTCTTGCCAGTAAATGTATTATTAGCGGAACGTCCCCCTGCACAGAACTTCTTGTCAGGGTATTTAGGATTCCACATAATATACCCAAATGGCATTCTATAATAATAAGACTCACGCCCAATATCATCTGTATAGACCTTTTTCTTAATAATCTTTGCAACATATCCATCATCCGTTAGGGCATATTGCCCCTCTTCTGCGTCCTGCCAGTAATCAAAGTCGATATCCTTGTCAATGGCTTCTTGAGAATAGTATATGGGGTATTCAACCGCCCCAATATCGTTATGTTTGATAGTTATAGTGTACACTTGCCTTAGTAACGTCTATAAATCCAACAAATTTTACAATTTTATCATCAGAACCACCAAAATCAGTGTTCTTTGGCATTTCTCTCCAATCCCACTTGAAATTGTACTTCTCTGCATTCAGTTTAGTAATGTTAAATACATATATATCCCCACCTACGGAGACTATATAAAGGAATTCCTTACCATCTTGCTCCGATTCTTTTAAATTTAGGTCATACTTGTCATACTGTACAAGACAATCGGGATACCACTTCTTTCTCACCTTCACCTCTACTAGGTAATCAGAATCAAAAGCGTCATATATACAGTATTCATCTTCAGACATAACAAAAGAACGGTTGCCCTGATGGTTTACTTCCAGAACGACCTGTTCTTCAGTTGGAAGACGTCCTCCAGAAAACAAAAAACCCTTATGAGGGCTATCCTTAACTTCAATATACTCAGGTCTATCCCTAGCTGGAATATCCTGATTGCGTTTCTTAGTATTGTAGGCATTTACGACCTCCTTATATAACAATTCTCGTCTCTGCTGGTACCCAAAGCCACCTATGGCACCTACTTCTGACCACAGCTTCTGGTAATCTAACTCACCATCACTATTTAAGTATTTGTCTAACACGAAACTACCCCTTAATAAATAGTTAAGTACACTTAATGGTGTAAGGGTACTATAACAACCAAATATTACTAAAAATGTAAAACAAATAAATCGAATATACAAGGGCTATCATTTACTTTAGGTTCACAACTTTAAAATAAGTAATAACAGGCTTTTGAAGGGATACCTTGTAAATGGGTAGTAGCACTAACCGATTCCAAGGAGCAAATCCAAAAACATTAGAAAATTGCTGTAGAGTGGGAGTACGGGATATACATTGCACCGTACCCGTGCGTTTTTACCCCCTAGGGGTCGATGCCGGGTTGAGAAAGCTCTCAAGCTACACAACCCGCCCGTCCCTACGGGAGTAAAGCAGTCGCTACGCTCCTTAACGCACTGTTACTGGTGCAGTGCCCCTGCTGGCTACTGTGTATCCGAGTTATAACTTGGAACGCATTATCAATAACCTAAACGAAGGACAGTTTACGCTATGGCTAAAACGAAGACTATATCGATACGTGTATCGAATACCTATCGTGGTTCAGTTATAAACGGTGTCTTCGAGCACGAAACAGACAGGAATGGTCGCTGGATTCCCAGTGACAATATCCGCATCACTACTAGTGATACTGATAGTACCCTGCCTGTTCTACTCGAAGCCAACGCTGTAAGCAACCTTGGTGCACAAAAGCCCGAACTTTGTTTCGTAGCTCAAACTGACTATCGTCTTTCCAAGACGATGGAGTTAGAGCCGAACAAAGAACTCGGTCTTCCGTCTGCCAAGGCATACTTCTATAAACCAATCGTTGCCGATTTGTCTATGGAAGTTGCTGACAGTTCCGTCTCCGACTGAACTCGGTAGCTAGATATCAGGTGCCTATTGGCACGACATCTGATATCGCTCAAACCTGTGCGTTGGTACCCATTCTGGGTGCCAGCCACACACAGGCATCGCTATAGCTTATATTTTATCAAACCTACGTAAAGGAAGCGGTTATTAGAAGACTTATGTCGGCTGTATCTATTAAGTGGAGTACGCAATGAACATATCCCATATTTAAACTTAAGCGTATGTAGTAACGAACAGTCGACTAACTTTAGTGAATGGTTCGTAACCTGCACAGGTGAGTCACTCTCAGTTGTGTAAAAGGGTAGAGATATCCTAGCACTAATTCTGTATGGCTAACAGCATTGCCCTAATGGCGATATAACTGTTAGTCATTCAGTACGTAAAGATTTATTGTAAATAGGACGCTGGGCAAGTGAGTGCTCGACTATCGTTCTAACATTTAGGAGTCATAAGACTACGACTTAGCGGTCAAAGTATTATGGCGTAGTATATCTATAGAGTTACACCTTAAGCCAACAGCAGGCGGGTGGCTATAGACTATCAAGTGGATGAAGTGAATGTCGGGAGACAACTCGGTGTCCACTACTCTAAACGGCTATAATTGTCGTAGGGTAACCGTCAAGGATTGATAGTACGTTCGTTTAAATACAGAAACAAGTCTGTATAGTCGGAACATCATAAAGTAGAAGGAGAACTAGTCAACATCTTCTAGTAATCTACTTGCCAGTTGAGACCTAAGAGCCTAACCCTATGTGAATGGGGATGGTATCTTATAGACAATGGAGTTAACAGCTTTGAGTCTTGGGTCGTATGCCAGTAATGGTAGAAGGGTAGATGTATACGTGACTCGAAAGAGCAGTAAACCAAACATAAGACAACGAATCAGAAGGTAAGTGGACACTGACAATAGTCAGCACTGTCTCAGGTACAATCTTCTATACTCCTAATCATTTAATCCATAACCCTGTAAAGGAGGTCAGAGATGACTAAATCAGAGAAACCAAAGTGGTATTTCATAGTACGTGGAAGCTTGCTCACTGTTAGAGCGAGTACAGAAGCAATGGCTTACAGAAGGCTAAGACTTCTACAGCTTGGGATGGCATCCTAGTGGGTGCCGTCAAGGGCGTGGTCACATATGCCTGTGACATTTTAGACATTTCTATAAAGGAAGCAATGGAGATGACAATTCAGGAGTTACAGAGTGCGATACGAGTGGCAGAAGACAAGCTCGATGAACTCAACTCTAAACAAAGTAGTGACGAAGGAGAGTAGCCTTGGATATTATCAATTTTATTGAGCATAAAGACCTAATTGATATGATGTTGTTAGTCTCTTACCTTTTACTGATGATAGGAATGGTTATGTTTGTAACCTTTCTTCAGTACCATCTCAAGAAGGTAGAGCAATTATCAGCAGACGTTGATTATTGGCGTGAAAAGGCATTGTTCTTAAACAAGAATAGAGATGCCTGATTTCATAAAAAACTCGGTTCCCATAGGCGGTGACCCAGCACAGTTGCAGTGTGCGGAATGTGATTCTTATAACACAGTGTTCGAAGAGTATGCTTATGCCTCACAGCTAGAAGAGTGTATGGCGGCAAACTCCGAACTTGGCATTTTATGCCTAGATTGTAATCACACCGAAGACCCTGATGTACTAGGTCACCGTTTCGAGCCAGAGTATAACCCAGAACCATAAAACAAGGAGACATTGTGAGAAAAATCAAATCAATGTTACGTCCACTATATCGTATGATATTTGGACAGAGTTCACGTAACTATAAAACGTACAGTAATAAAGGAAGCAAATACCCATCACCACAGTCAAATCCCCCAGCAAGTAACAAGTGTTGGGAACCTGTAACTGCTTCAGGTGAACGATGGAAAACTGAAAACTTTTCTACTTGGACATCACAGAAGACATTCAGTTTAATGAAACAAGTAAACAAGCTATTCTATGAAGACAGGCAGAGTAAAACTGCCATAGACTCAATGAATACAAGCTTTAACGAATTAATGCTTGATTTTGAGGCGGTAGTGGCTAGACTCGGGGAACTAGAGAAAAAGCCCAAACGTGGACGCCCAAGAAAAAGCTCTTAATAACCACGAACAGTTAAGGAACAGACCAGATGGCTAAAGTACTAGTACAAACCTTCGGCGGCACTGTCAAAACTGTAGATGCTAACAGCCCAGCAAGTATAGCTGAACAGTTAGGCATTTCAGTGGACAATGCTACCATAACTGTGAACTCGGACAAAGTTGCACTTGACTCAGAGTTAAGAGACGAAGATTTCGTTTCTT